CGATTCCGGATCTGACACTTCGGTCGGTTATGATTTACCTTACGATATTTCGTCGGGGATGGATCAAACCGCAAATTCAGATTTATCTGAATTCCTTTCACGCCCTGTGCGTATTGCGTCCTTTAATTGGGCGGAAGCTGACGTTGTTGGTACTACTCGGTCTTTTTCACCTTGGAATTTGTTTTTTAACAATGCCCGAGTGAAATTTAAGGTCAACAATTTTGCGTTTTTACAATGCAAGTTGAAGGTCAAAATTTTGATCAATGGTACGCCGTTTTATTATGGCAGAATGATAGCAGCTTATCAACCACTTCCCACTTTTACGCCTACGCGAATTGTGGTAGATGCCGGTAATCGGCATTTAATTCCTCTTTCACAGAGACCTCACCTTTGGATTTCCCCTCAGGATGAGAGTGCTGGTGAGATGACTTTGCCCTTCTTTTGGCCAAGAAATTGGCTGAATGTACAGGTTGCAACTGATTTCACAGAAATGGGAGTATTAGACTTTGTCAATTACACGTTATTGCGTTCAGCAAACGGTGTATCTTCTACTGGAGTGACAGTTTCCATCTATGCTTGGGCAGAGGACGTTAAGTTGTCTGGCCCAACAATTGGTCTGGCTCTTCAGGGAGATGATCATTCGGTGCAAGCCGATGAATATGGTCAAGGTCCGGTATCAGGCGTCGCTTCTGCGATTGCTTCTGGTGCCACATGGTTCGAGAAAATTCCCATTATAGGGCGATTTGCTACTGCAACTCGAATCGGTGCATCTGCCGTTTCCGGCATTGCATCATTATTCGGCTGGACCAATGTTCCAGTCATCTCAGATGTTCAACCGTACAAGCCAACTGCTTTTGCAGCTCTAGCTTCGTCCGAGATTGGATATCCTTTGGAAAAGCTAACGCTAGATCCAAAAAATGAACTGACGGTTGACCCCTCAGTTTGTGGCGTCACTGGTGAAGATGAGATGCTCATTTCGTCTATCGTTCAGAAACAATCGTATCTGACGACTACCGAATGGGCCACCACTGATGCTGTGGATAAAATTTTGTTCACAGGAAAAGTCAATCCACGACAGTATGATACCGGTTCGGGTACCAATCCCAACGTTTATCTTACACCCCTTTATTGGGGTACACTGCCCTTCCGTTCGTGGCGCGGAGACATTATATACACATTCCGTGTTGTTAAGTCGCCATTTCACAAAGGTCGTATTAGGATCACCTATGATCCGGCAGGGACCACTGGTAGTAACATTATAACAGATGCGACTACAGGTAACGTCGTCACCACCGTGATGATGGATTTATCTGGAGACGCTGAAGCTGAATTAGTTATTCCTTATCAACAGTCCCTTGCTTTTCTGGAGAATTTGGACGCTACGAACTCAGCAAGTTTGCAGTGGTCCACAAGTTCCACACCAACTTTTGCTTACAATTCGTTGCATGACAATGGTACCATCACAATTCGTGTGTTGACATCGTTGACTGCTCCGGTTATAGCAGCCCCACTTTCCATTCAGGTATTTGTTCGAGGAGGTCCCACCTTAGAGGTGGCTAATCCCCGCCCTTTACCACGTAATCTTTCCGTTTTCGCAGTCCAATCTGATGAACACTCGGAGGAGCATAGTGATAGTGAACTGATAATGGGGAAAATGCCGCCTGTCGAGGACAATAAGTATCTGATCAATTTTGGTCAGAATATTAAATCCTATAGACAATTGTTGCGTCGTTCTTCCCTGATTAGTGTCTCTACATTAACTTCTGCGTCTGATGTTTCGTATTATACTGCTCGGAAACAGGTTTCTAAGATTCCTGGTTACTATGGTTACGACCCTAATGGGATTAACTCGGCAAAAGGCCTTGTTGTTCCCGCTTCGAATTTTAGCTTTAATTATAGCTATATTTCTCCACTAACTTGGCTTCTGCCTGGTTATGTTGCCTATCGCGGATCAACCGTGTGGACTTTCAATGCTTCCGCAGCGAAACCCATCACGAGTGTTCGTGCTATTCGTGGCAACACTTTGTATGATACAGCCAACTCTTTCGAGGGGGTGAACACATTTACAAGTGGGACGAACAGCTTTAATGCTAGATCGTTTATGGAAAGTACTCAAAATGGGTGCAGCGCCCAAGGTTTAACAAACCAATTGACCAATGCTGGTCTTTCGTTGCTTCTGCCGAATCAATCTAATTTTAGATTTTGTTCGACAAACCCTCGTAATGCTACGTCCCCGTCTTCCACAGACGGTTCCTCAGGTGATATTCTTCGCCTGGATATGGACGGCATCAACGTGAACACTGATCCGATCACTCTGTGGTCGTATCATGCTATTGGTACTGACTTTAGTGCGGTATTCTTTTTGAATGTCCCCACTTTTGTTTTGTATTCAGCAAACCCAACAGCCAATTAGGTTGTTGTTTTAAAAACATAAAACCCCACCCCACCTTGATGTGGTACGGGCGCCGGTACGGTCGGCATGTTCTCTAACTCAGAGTTTCAAAATCGTGAGCGTGCATCTTGCATTAGGATATTATATTTTTCCCTATAAATTTGGCGCTCACGCGCTAAGTTTTAGGACCCAGAAATGGGCTCTTTTAGTACTATCGTAACATTTTACACCTCCCG